GTCCCGAGTATCCTCCATCTCTCTGGTATGGATCCAAGAATGGACCCGAAACCAGGGGACCAAAGGAATCACTCGTCCTAGGCAATCGCCATTCAAAGTCGAGACCTACATACTTCTGTAGAACCCTCTCATACATTCCCGAAATCCGAGAATAGTCATTCCGAGTTCCCTGTAGAAAGCTGTAGATCCCTTCCCTGTGTGCATTCATCCACATCAACTGGTTCCTACTGAACTTCCATCCTTCTGGAACAGGGGCACCAAGCCCACCCCACTCAGTGGGGCCGACCAGTGGTCCCGGAAATCCTGATAAGATCGGATAATACTTTCGGAAAGTTTGGATATAGAGTGGAAATTGCTTCGGTTGTGCAAACCGAAGAAATTCTCTCAAATTTTGTCCAAGTACTTCCCAAGGCATTATCTGTCTACCAGAATCCGTGTCCACCTGTCGCTCCATAGGCATATTCAATAGACCCACGTTAGGGACTGACAACACTACCCATTTCCTCTTTTCCTTAGAGTACACACAGTAGGTGGAATTAACGAGGGCGAGATCCCTGGAGTAGTAATTCTTTCCTAAAGAGAATTCCAACCCCACAGATCTCGTACAACGTTTCCACCTACGATACTCTTTAGGTGAACAGGGAAACAACACGTCATCACCATTGATGCGCATGAATCTGTCACGCGGGATCGCCATAGTGGATGCTGCTCTGTTTATAAGACAGAGAAGCGGAAACGAAAGGATATGTCCCATCATCTGTCCGCGGGTAATTGGCACAGGATCCATCCCCTTGAGTTCTAGAGACGAATGTACAAGTGATTGCACGACCAATTTCTTAATCCATGGGGTATATTGTACCAGCATTGGATCTAAGAAAGAAAAGTCAGTGCGTTCCAACATTGCTTTGGCTGCATACTCCGTATACTCCAGAAAGATATTGTCTGTGGCAGAAGAATAATCTCCAGATACCACTCGTTGGTTCTTCACCAGTTGTAGACCCACAAGGGCCTGGTCAACAGGTGAACCACCTATGAGCTGGTAAATCGGATGTTTTCGCATTGCCCCATGCCATGCTTTCTGGATCGGAGTGAGTAGTTGTAGGAACCAGTTGGACTTGGTCACAATCCGGACCTTTAAGGGTTCGGTGAGACCGGTAGCTTGTACTGGAAGTCTCTTCCACTCTTGTTCGGGGGTTCCCGTCTCCGAAATTGCCCTTCGAAACATTATATCCAGGAACTCATTCCACAGACCAGTTGGTGTAGAGAAAGTCAGGTCCTCATCCCTAGTATCGAATACGTGTTTTAAGTCGTCATAGAAGAAGCGGGAATCAACAGTTTCTTGCAGAACTTCATCTGCAACAAACCGTTGGAGTCCACCTTCTGCTCGGGACTTTTCATAACACGCAGAAGTACTAGGGGCGAAAGGCCTAGAGTAATCTGCAACCATACGATCACCCTCAAGGAATTCATCAATACACATCTCGATACTCCCAAACATCTTCCTCTTGTTAGGAAGGCAATCAGGTGAAACACGAGACACAGCTTGACCAAAC